GCTATCATGTTTAATATTTCTAATCTCTCTTCATCTGTTAGTTTTTTGGGTAGTTCATACTCTTTCGTATTCTCCAACCTACATTTCTCCACCTCTTCCCACAAAGACTTATCATCATAACAAATTGCATTACCATCTTTGTCTGTTGATTGGTATTGGTCACCATCTTTATCTCTCTCCCATAGATACCAATAAATCCAATCTGCTCCTTCCTTACCATAGTAAACCTCTAATAAAATATTAATTACTGAGGTATAGTCATCTGAAAAATTAACAAGGTCTATTTCTAATTTATACAATGCATCCTGCTTGTCTGACTGTTTCCTAATTTTATTAAGGATTTCTGTAAATACTTCTAATTTCATATTATTTTTTTAGTTTCCATAACTCGTAATTACTATTTTTTGTCTTAAATTTAATACAGTCATCTTGCTCCTCAACAATTTCGGTTATTGGAGTTGTTTGCCAGGTAAAGAATTGATTAAATGGAGACATAAGTAGGGAACGTCCAATTGCTGGTTTATCGTATTTAGCCTCAAATCTACCTTCATCGTTAAAATCTAACCACATTATTTCTTTAGATTGGTTAGTTAATCCATCATGTTCACGAACTAATTTCCAATTAAATTCATTTTCAATTACTCCTTGCTCAACAGCAACCTTTAATACATTATCTTCTGTTAATGTCATTGGTATTTTATTTTGTTTAATCTTGCTCATTTTCTAATTTATCTAATTGTTTTTGTAATCTATTGTACGACCATTTTGAATGTCAGCTTCACTCATTTCAAGCATCAACTTTTGCTCTTTGGTCAATTCAATTTTATTTTCCTGAACCGCACTATTATCAACCAAACTTAACAAATTCTGATTATTTTCTAATTCATCTAATTGTTTTTGTAATCTATCTATACTACCTAAAATAATTCTAGCGGTTGGGTCTATTACTTTAATTTGTTCAACTAATTCGTTTTGCCTGCCTCTGCTGTAAAATCCAAGTTCAATATCATTAGCCAAGTTTTGGATGTGTTCTGGTGCGTGAATAGAAATACGGAGGTCATAAGATGACCATTTAGTTTTCCAATCAACGAAAGCGATTCCCTTAGTTAATTTCCTAAGTAGATTATGTAGAGTCCAATTACGAACTCTAACAATTGATCGGTCACTACCAAATACATGTAAGAACCGTAGAAACCATCTTTGGCACCATTTTGGTTTTGCTTCATAGTCCATTGCCAACACCAGTGGATAAAGAGCTTTGTAGTAGACGCTGTCTTCTTTATAGAAAGTTATTCCAAGATATCCCCACTTTTCTAGTTTCTTTGGAAAAAAGATATACCGTAAGTCATCCAAGTTGATGTTACGAGTGTGTATAATACCTTTTTTACGTCCTCTCCAAAATATCAGACTTTGTGCAAAAGATTTTACCTTTGTTGCTATAGACCGATTGTCTTTGTAATCAAATTTACTCATAATTCTTATTTTATTTTACAAATGTACAAAAAAATTTTTACTTTACCAAATTTAATCATAACCATTTTATTTCATTTGTTATTGAATCCCATTCAATGTTAAGAGGTAAGTTAGTGTAATTATATCTCTCATCTAATACTGAAGCATTAATAAAGTGTGTGTCTCCATTATAATAATATCCTGAACTTCCATGTATGTGTCCAAACACATGAATCTTTGGTTTAATTTCATCTACTCGATAACGTAACATTTCACAACCTACTCTTACACTTTGTCCTCCTGGAATATCTAAATGTCCAAATGGTGGTCCGTGTGTGATTAAGATATCTGTATCTTTAGGTATTGCATCCCATCGTGATTTCATTTCCTCCCCATTTCGTGGTAAATTAAAAGCCCACATATTAAAATCAGGTTGCCAAGGTGAACCATATAATTTAACTGACGAATCTACATCTATGTCATAAATAGAGTAACCTTCGTCTTGAAGATAAATTAGATTTGTATAATCTTTGATGGTTAATAAACTCCAAGTAGGTTCATTTTCTAAAATACGGTCGTGATTTCCTGCAATAAAAATTTTCTTATCGTATCCTTTTATTGTACTAAACCAATCAAGGAATTCAATTACCTCTATTTTACTATATCCACCGTTCATAAAATCTCCAGCATGTATTAGTATATCACCACCTGGTAAATCATTTTCACAATACCGGTGTTTGGTATGTGTATCACTAATAAATGTTATTGTTTTTTTCATGTTACAAATATAAGAAAAATAATTTAAAATTTAAAATAAAAGTACAAGAGTTTTTAACGGATTATTTTATTATTTAATTATTTCTTTTTTTCCTATGATGGAACCTTGTAACACTACCTTATCTATTCTTGAATCAATGTATGATTTTGTTTGATCAATTTCTTTATGAATTTCATTTTCTATCTTGTGATGAAAATCATCCACATTTCTAACTTGATTCATTATTGTTTGTTCAACCATATTAATATCACGATGGGTAGATTCAAGTAATTGTTCAGTATGTCTTCTTTCGTGATCAATTGATTGATATACTTCGTCAATCATTTTTTTAATTGTTATTGTTTGTTTTTCTAATTTGCTTATCTTAACCATACCTAAAACTAAAGCAATTAATACTAATATTGCTACAATCGTAAGCACACCTAAAACATATGATGTTATTTCTACCATGTTTTTTAAATTTTATTTATTTTTATGTCAAAGAACTCTTGTACTGTATCTATGTAGAATTTTAAATCTACATAGATTTTAATTATTTAATTATTTCTAATTCTATTCTATATTTTTTAATCTTTTCTCTAGTTTTTTGGTACTCATCTTGATCAGTAGCCTTGTGACCATTTAGAACTGCTCTTGTTATTATTAATTCATTTTTTAAAATAAAAGATAGTTTTTCTTGATTGGTTAATTCATAAGGGACAACTTCCGTCCTAATGAACTCTCTAATCATTCCTCTAATATTATCAATGTGATCTTTTGGATTTTGTTTTGCCCCGTGTACCATAACAGATGTTTGGTATATTGTTCTACTTAAATCTAATATTTTTTTATCAAAACCCATTTAATTTTTTTGTTTAAAGGATTTCTTTTCTTTTTTTGTTTAAATAAACCTCAAGTGGATTAATAATATTATATTGATATTCTCTCAAATACTCCACAATATTTTTGTTTTTTAATTGATTATCAAAATTATTAATTAATTTATTTGCCGTAATTATTTGTTCTTGAGTTTTACAAGAATTAATAACTTTTTTAATCCATGTCTCTATTTCTGTGTAATTTTTCATTTTTTTTATTGATTATCAATTAATACATAAGGGGGATTAATTCTTACCTCAGACCCATCACTATTAAAGTAATACGCCGTATCCCCATCAAAACTAATGGTATCTGTATACCAAATAGCAGGATGAGGACCTTTATTGGTAATAACATCACCTTTTATTTTATATCTATATTTGTTTTGGTTACACGAAAATATTATAAGTCCGAGTAAAATAATAAGAATTAATTTTTTCATAATTTAGTTAATATATATAAAACAAATATAATTATTTTTTTTTAATAAATCAAATTTTTAGTAAAATTCATTTTCTCTAATCCAAATAACCGCAATATATTTAAAACCATTTGTTACAGGTAAACCAGCGTGGATACTATCATAATCTAAAGAACCGTCATCTTTTATGTTATCCCATAATACAAGTTTTCCTTTTTTGGGGACTATTTTAATATTTAGGTTTGGAAATGATGTTTCACCACCTTCAAAATTATCATTTAAATAAACTAAACCTGTTTTTAATCTTTGTCCCCCTCTTTTTATTTCATCATTATAATAATTTTCGTTAGGATGAAAAAAATCATGATGATCTTTATATTCTCCTCCAATATCATATTTTAAAACATTAATACTTTCCATATTAATTGTGGGTATTTGTGTTATTTCTGAAATAAGTTTTCTATATTTAATAACAACTTCACCATCTTCTTCCTCTAACCAAGTTCCTTTTGCTACTCTATATCCATCAATATTTTCACCAAGTACCTCAACATTATCAAAACTATCTGAAGATAAATTTATTAATTCATTACATTCTTCATCAGATAAAAAATTATTAATTTCTTTTACCATTTTATATATTATCAAATTTAAGTTCAGATCCATCAAGTGATACATCACATATACCCCCATTTTCAAAAATTAAGTCTATTCTTGATTCGGGTATATTAACTTTATCTGGTCCACTAACAATTTTATAACTTTGTGTTAATGTTAATCTTGGATTTTTAATTAACGATAAAACAGTTTCGTTTTCGCAATTCATTTTTGATGGGTATTGACCTCCAACAGTTACAATAACTTCATCACCAATTTGTATTTCTTCATTAGAAACCAAGTAAGGTTTTTTTTCAATTAATATTATTTTATTCATTGTTTTTATTTATTTTTTAATAAATTATTTTATATCATGAACCCCCACGGATTAGGTGAGGGTTTTATATTTAACTTAAAAATTAGATTACCTCTTCAAACTCAACATCAGATGGTTTACTATTTTCTTCTTCTGTTGTTGTTTGTTCGTACAATAATTGACTAATATTTTGAAATTTAGTATTAAGATCATTGATATCATTTTCAATCTTCTCAATATCTTTTTTACCGTAAGATTCTTTTAAACTTTCAAGTGCCGTATTAAGTTCGGTTTTTTGATCTTCGGTTAATTTTTCATCTAAATCTTTGATTGATTTTTCAGTTTGAAATATTGTACCGTCCGCTCTATTTATAACTTCAGCATCTTCTCTTAGTTTTTTGTCTTGTTCAGAATTTAACTCAGCTTCTTGTTTCATTTTCGCAATCTCTTCTTTTGATAATCCAGAAGATGCCTCAATACGAATTGTTTGTTGTTTGTTTGTTCCTTTATCTATCGCTGACACATTGATAATTCCATTTGCGTCAATATCAAACGTAACTTCAATTTGTGGAACACCTCTCATTGCCGGTGGAAGACCATCTAAGTTGAATTTACCAATAGTTTTATTATCGGTTGACATTGCTCTTTCCCCCTGAAGTACGTGGATCTCAACTGTTGGTTGATTATCCACCGCCGTTGAGAACACCTGAGATTTTTTAGTCGGGATTGTGGTATTAGACTCAATCAATTTAGTCATAACTCCACCCATAGTTTCAATACCTAAAGATAATGGTGTTACATCTAATAATAAGACATCTTTAACATCACCAGCTAACACACCTCCTTGGATTGCAGCACCTAACGCAACTACCTCATCAGGGTTAACACCTTTAGAAGGTTCCTTACCAAAGAATTGTTTAACCGCATCTTGTATTGCTGGAATTCTTGTTGTACCACCAACCAAGATAATTTCATCAACATCAGAAACCTTCATCTTAGCATTTTTTAATGCCTTCTTACAAGGTTCAATTGTTCTTTTAACCAAAGAATCAACTAACTGTTCAAATTTAGATTTTGATAATGTTCTTACCAAATGTTTTGGAATACCGTCCACAGGCATAATATAAGGTAAATTGATCTCACTTGATGAGGTTGAAGATAATTCAACTTTTGCCTTCTCAGCCGCCTCACGTAATCTTTGTAATGCCATTGGATCCTGAGTTAAATCAAGACCGTTCTCTTCTTTGAATTCACTTACTAACCAATCGATGATTGTTTGATCAAAGTCATCACCACCTAAATGAGTATCACCATCAGTTGATAATACTTCAAACACTCCGTCACCTAATTCAAGAATGGACACATCGTGAGTACCACCACCACAGTCAAAAACCACAACTACCATATCTTTAGACATTTTATCTAAACCATAAGCTAATGCCGCTGCGGTAGGTTCGTTAATAATACGTTTTACTTCTAAACCCGCAATTTCACCTGCCTCTTTAGTTGCTTGTCGTTGAGCATCGTTAAAATATGCCGGTACGGTAATAACCGCCTGAGTTACCGTTTCACCCAAATAATCCTCAGCAGTTTGTTTCATCTTTTGAAGTACCATTGCCGATATTTCTTGTGGTGAATATTGTCGTTTATCTATTTCAACTCTTGGAGATCCTCCATCACCTTTAACAATCTTATACGGTACTTTTTTAATCTCTTTTTTAGATTCATCAAAACTTGTCCCCATAAAACGTTTAATTGAACTAATAGTTTTATCCGGATTGGTTACAGCTTGTCGTTTAGCCGGATCTCCAATTTTTCTTTCACCATCTGTAATAAATCCAATGACGGATGGTGTTGTTCGTTTACCTTCACTATTTGTTATAACTACAGGTTCGTTTCCTTCCATAACGGCAACACACGAATTTGTTGTTCCTAAATCAATTCCAATAATTTTTCCCATTTTTAATTTTTATTTTTATTTTTATTTATTATGACTTTAAAGTCGTACTATTTTTTACAAAAAACATTCCATTCATAAAATACTGACATTTTGTCAGTTTACCAACTATAAACATCTGTCAAATCTAATTCTATGTCAGCCAACTCACTAAATACTGTGACAATTTTTCCAATACCATCACTTGAGAATCTGTATTCGTAGTTTCCATAACTCCCATATATTGCCTTTATGTGACTCTGCCATTCCTCCAACTTTTTAACTTGATCTTCATCAAGAGTAAAAGTTTTAGTTTTACCTTCTGATGGTGGAGGTAGTAACATTTCACGATCTTTAGGTGGGGGTGGTGACATCTCATGATCATTTGGTTCACTGTTTATTCTCAAATACATTTTTTTTATACGTTCTTGATTCTCATCCATAACTTTTTATTTTTCAATGATCATATTTGTATTAGCAATTGGTGCTCTAAATACAGGAATTTTTTTACCTTCGTAATCTTCAACGTATACTTCATAATGATTATCCATTACTTTTACTGTTGGTACATTTTCTTGAACGTAAATTGTGTCTCCTTGTGAAGTAACCAAGTTTACTTCTCTTTTTGTTGTGTTAAATGTTAATGTTTGCATATTTTTTATTTTTTTAAAAAAATAATAAAAAAAAATAAAATTGTAAAGTTAATGGTAGTCACTTTTTATTTTCTATTGTTTTATCTTAACACGTATCTATGAATTACTACCACCAATTTTCCATTAAATAATGCTCGGTCTGTTTGAATGTCAATATCCATCATACCCAAGTCTTCCTTAAGTCTGTTGGATTGGATTTCAACTTCGTGTTCCGCATCTTTCTCATTTTTGAAGAACCCAAAATAGGAATCACATTTCCCTGTCTTATCACACACTCCGTAAATCATCTCTCTTTGATCCATAACATTCTAATTTTATATTTTTAACATTCCACAAATCTTTAACCCCTTCGGTCATATGACAATTATGTTTCTTACCAGTCCTACGACCAAATTCAACAATCATATCATTATGACGATTCTTAATAAAGTGCGGACATTCTTTGCATGGAGTTTCCATAAAACAAAGATAGTTATTTTTTTTTAAATAAACAACTATTTATTGGTATGAAAATTATTTTAACTGAATCCCAATATTCAACATTATTAAATGAGGTAGTTGATTTTAATTCACTATATAAATCTTTATACCCAAAAATGTATCGACAAGTTTGTTTGAAATATGCAAATGGAGATGAAGAAAAAGCAAATGATTTTTGTCAATTAGGGTTCATTAAAGTATATCAAAAAATTAGTATGTACAATGAGTCAGGACCTATTGAGGCTTGGGTAAAACGTGTAATCACAAATACAGTAATTGATGAATGGAAAAAAGAAAAAAGAAGTCCATACAAAAACCCTATTGATTTTGAACGAGTAAATTTAGAAGTAATTGACGACACCCCAGAAGAAAGTTTATATTCATCAAAAGAGATTAAAGATGCCGTTGAAACTTTATATCCTTCACAAAAAAAAGTATTTGAGATGTTCTTTTTTGAAAATATGAAACATCAAGAAATTGCCGAAGAATTAGGGATTAGTGAAAGCACATCAAAAACTAATTTATTTAAAGCAAAGGCAAAAATAAAACAATACCTAATTAATTTAAACAAAAAAAGGGAAGACTAATCTTCCCCTTTAAAGGTCGACAACGAATTGTCCGACTCCACCAACTTGTTTTACTAAACAAGGAAAATTAACAAAAGTCTATTGAATCAGATATTCTTAACCCATCTACATAACGTTCAGGTTTACTCCAAGAATTTCTACTTTCAGGATATTCCAAATAATATGATTCCGAATCAAAACCATCTTCCTGTCCCCACGAAAAAGACATTTCAATAAATTCATCCTGGCTCAATTCATCCCCATATTCATCTAAGATACGACCTGATTTAATAAATTCAAGTAATGATTCTTTATCTTTAAAGAACTTATCTTCATTGAAATTCCAAAGAAACTTCCACCCCATACTACGTTTACCCAAATGAACTTTTACATTATCAGTAAACTCATCCCAAGGTGACAAATTTTGAAATTGATCAGTACCATCTATTCTAAAATTGTTATTAACTGATTCCACATTTAATTCCATTTGTCTAATTCTAGACATAAGACGATTTTTCCTTGTCTCCAATTCATTTAAAGTTGGAGATCTATAATAATTTGTTCCCATGTTTATATTTTTTCCATCCAAAGGTAGTAGTTTGGGGGATTAACCACACCTATTGAAATATCCGTAAACTTACCCCCAATTATAACTCCCATTTCTAAATTAACTTTATTCACATTACCAGTTAAGTAACCAAATATTGTATAATTCAATGTTAAGGAATAAACAGTACCCACAGAATAAAAACCATAATTTTGGGGACTCATTGAGTTATATGTGTATTTATTTTTTGTAATAAATTTAATTGTATCAACCGGCATCATATCCATTGGTAAACCCATCTCACCAATTCTATATTGTTTAATAACCCAAGTTTGTCCAACCAAAGAGTATGTACTATCTTGTGTTGTTGGATTTGGGGTTACATATGGTTGATATTCACCAGGTTCAATAACTTGTTTCTCACAAGATAATAACCCAACTAATACTAATGTTAAAAAAATTATTTTTTTCATATCTTATTTTGTTACTAATGATTCAATTTTACTTTTAACTTGATCACTTATAGAAATATCTTCCACATTACTAATAATTACTGAATTAATTAAAATTTTATTTGGTATATGTACTAAGAATGCGTCTCCATTGTAAAAACTCAAATTATTTCCCAATTCAATTGACCCATGAATCATTTTTAAAAATATTTTATATTGAATCTGATCCATAAATGTCTCATCAATTAACACACCCATACTTTCATTAATAACTTTTAGTGTGTATCCCGTAATTGTTTGTTTTAACATAATCTATAATTTTTTATAAAGATAATACATTATTTTATAATAACAAATTTTTTACCAACTTTTTTTAGTGTACCAACAAAATCATTTTTATGGTCAATACCACCCCAAAAACCACTTCCGTCCGACCAAACTCCTTTTTTATTATTTTTATATACTGATTCATCCTCAAAAATAATGTAATCAGGTTGATCATGTTTAGGTAAAGCATATGCTCTTGTCATTTCTCTATGCTCAGATGGTGAGTAATTACCCAACCAATCTTGTCGACATAAAAATGTTGCCTGTCCAACAATAACTTCTTGTTCATCAAGAATAACTTTTTTGTTGAATTTTTTTTTAAATGTGTGAATGTAAGTTCCCATTTTTTAAATTTTAAACGTTTGAATTAATATTAATAAATTTATTATAAAGATTGTACTTGTTCCATAATGCCAGTAACCTCTTCTCGACTCAAGTACCCAATAACATCATTTGTTATAGGAGTATCATAAGTTAAGTCACCATCCTTACCAAGAACTGCAATCTCAAACAAACCAGTTTTACCACCATATGAATGTGTATGACATACAACAGATACTCCGTATCCATTTTCAAACACCATTTTACATTTCACCCCAATTTGGTACGGAGAATCTTCAATTTTTTCAAACTCTAAATCTTCAAATTTTTTCATAATATATTTTTTAATTTTTAATTACAGAACAAAGGTAATACTTTTTTTTAAACTGCCAAACAAAAAATAAAAAATCCCATAATTTTTTTAAAAAAGTTATGGGATTATCTTTTTGATTAACCATTAAATAACTAAGAAAGAGGATTTTGGTTGTTATTTGTACGATATAAATATACTATAATTTATTAAAAGTTAACTTTATTGTAAATTTTTAACAATTATTTTATAAAATTCATCTGTTTTATTTGTAATTGGTAATTCATCAATACTATAATATCCACACTCACTATGTTCCCCACCATCTTTTGCGTTATCTAGATCTGGATATATCTTATCTTCAACCTCAAGACCATAGACATACATAAAACCTTTTAGGTAGGTACCGTCTTTGTTAAATCTATCAACAAACCCAACCAAATTTAATTTATCGTTGATTTTAATATTTGTTTCCTCAAAAAATTCCCTACGAGCAGCCTCTTCAGGTGTTTCACCATCTTCTATTCCCCCACCAGGGATTGACCATTGATTTGGCATTGTGTTGTCACTACTTCTTTTACACAACAATACCTTGTCATTACATTTAACTAATATTCCAGAAAATCTTTTGTTTTTTTTCATACCTTACATATTTATATATATATGGAAGTAATAATAAACAATAATCTTTTTAATGTCAAATCTGCAATTACCGATAAAGACATTCAAGATGGAATGAAAGGTAAAAAATTTGATGACGAATTTAACGGTATGTTATTTGTAATGAATGAAGGTACTCATTCATTTTGGATGAAGGATTGTACTACTTCTTTAGATATTATTTTTATATCAGATGAATCAATAATAAAAATTTACTCGGATTGTCCACCTTGTCGGGAACAAGACGATTCGAAATGTCCCCGATATGATGGTGTTGGTGATATGATCTTAGAGATCAATGGTGGTGACTGTATTAAATACGATATCACCGAGGGTGATTCAATTTTGATTAAAGAGTGATTTCTGAATTCTAAAAGGTTCAACTCTATCTTTCGCAATTTTTGCGTAATTTGGAGATAACTCAATTCCAACCCAACGTCTTCCCAATATTTCAGCAGCAACCAAACTAGTTCCGCTACCAGCAAATGGATCTAAAACAATATCATTCTTATACGATAAAATTTTAATTGCTTTTGTTGGGATGTCCATTGAGAATGTTGCCTTAGTCATTGACTTAGTATCTGCAAAATAATTCCACTGACCAAAAACAAGTTCCATGAACTCTTTCTTATCATTTTCTTCATAAACAGTTTTCTTTTTGGTGGTCCCGTCTTCTTGTTCAACATCAGTTGGAACACCTGTCCATTCAGGTTGACCTTTTACTTTTTTAATGTGTTGTTTTTTATACGCTAAAATTACACACTCTTTTGGGTTATAAATGTATGGGCTAGAAGGACTCATCCAAGAACCCCAAGCGGTTGTTTTACTTCTATGTGGAGAGTCTTCTTCAAGATCCACAACACCAAAGAAACCATAACCAATTTCTTTCATAATTTGCCACATTTCTGAAAGAAATAAAATTCTACCTCCCTTAGTTTGTCTATTGATCTCATAAGGAATGTTCAAGGCAATTCGACCATCATCCTTTAAAACTTTGTAAGCCTCTGTTAACCAATCTTTGGCGAACTCAATATACTCCTCAAACGCAACATCATCGTCATGTACATCATAATCGATTCCAACACCATAGGGTGGGGATGTTACAATTAAATCCACACAACCTTCAGGAAATGTTTTCATTACATCAATACAACTACCATTAATAATTTTACCAGTAATGTCTTCTAAATTCTTCATACTTTTTTTTTAATTAATTAAACAATTTTAATAAACCTAACTATAATTTTTTTTATTGTCAAATTTTTATTAAACTATTTCTGTAATTATTTGTGCTAATTTATATCCTGCAAATGCTCCCGCAGCGGCTGAACCAGGAAGAACTATAAACTTACCTAAAATTGTGTCATATTTTTTTCTGTTGACAATATACGAAATTAAAACGTAATACAGAACATAATTTATTAAAACTAAAAAGTCCAATTCTTTTGCAACAAACACAACAATAGAATTACCTAAAAACCCCCACATAAAATTTATGAAAGTTTCCCGTAGTAATTCACTTGGTGTTGTGATTGCGTCTAAAACTGAAATTTCTTTACTAAATCCTGTTTTATTTTTCGATGTTTTCAATGTGGTGTTGGATGTACCAGAGGGCTTTTCTGAGGTCTTCAAGTTCTGTATCTTTTCTTTTTTTTCCTGCACGGCTAATATATTTTATTGCATTTCCTAAACTAAACCCCAAATCCCAAGCATCAATAACTTTTATTGCTTCGTATTCATTATTTTTTCCCCCATAATGTTGAGGATGATTTACTTGTTCTATTTTTATCGGTGGACACTGACAAAGTCCGGTTCCACCACATACACATTCTTTATCCATTATTCTTCTTTATATTCGTTTAATAATTCATCATTAGAAATTGTACCATATTTACCACTAAGATTATTTGTGTCAATATTTTTAGTCATCATGGTTTTTATATGGTATATTTGTTTTGTTTCGTGGAGTGATTTAACAATCTCAAAAATAATTTTATATGGGTCTGCGTTTGATCCTGGTCTTCTGTCTTCAAGATATCCTTTCCATTCCTCTGCGGTTTCTTTTGGAACTCTAATTGATGCTCCTCTATCAGAGACACCCCAACTAAACTTATCTATTGATTGTGTTTCGTATTCACCAGTAAGTCTTAAATTATTGTTTGAACCGTAAGATTTAATGTGTTGACGATGTCTTGATTCAAATGCGTTAAACAATGACATAAAATATTCTTTATTTCCATCATTTCTTATAATATCTGTTGAAAAATTTGTATGAAGACCAGACCCATTCCATTTACCATGTGTAATTGGTTTTGGGTGTAAATCAATGTGGTATGAATATTTCTCTGAGGTTTTAAAAAGAAAATATCTTGTCATCCAAAGATCATCTCCACTTTTTAATTTTTCTTTAGATAATACTTGGTATTCCCATTGTCCTAACGCAACCTCAGCATTAACTCCTGTAATATCAATTCCATAATTTAAACACATATTTAAATGTTCATCAACAAAATCTCTTCCCGCAACATATTGACCAACTCCACAATAATATTTACCTTGTGGTTCCAAGTTGTTTTGATCGTGACCTAAAACACATTTGTTTTTTTTATCGTAAATAAAATATTCTTGTTCAAAACCAAACCAAAGATCATCATAACCTTCTTTTATTTTTGATCTATTGTTTGTTTTATGTGGTGTTTTGTCAGAATTTAATACCTCACATAAGACATATACGGTTGATTCCATATCTTTAAAATAATGTCTAACAGGTTTTAAAATACAATCTGAACTTCCTGTTTCAGCCTGTAATGTTGAAGACCCATCAAAGTTCCAAATTGGGAAATTTCCATCAAGAAATGCTTCCTTAATAGATTGATAGTCAACTATTTTTACCTTACTTCTAAGATTTGGTTCTGGTTTATATCCATCTAACCATACATATTCTAATTTAATTTTCATATATAAATAATTTACATATTAATTTTAAACTATTATATCTAATTTGTCAATTATTTATTTTAATTAATTTAGACTGTATCATGTAGTTCATGATCTTTCTTTTTGATATTGGTAATAACGTTTCTTTAAAAGGGAACTGGTCAGTGTGATGAACTTTAAAAATTATTAATTTTTTTCTATAATTAATATCATTAATGTTTTTTATTAAAGGT